CGGCATCAATCGTGCTACTCAGCCTCAGTGGCGCACTTCTGCTTATGTCTTCGCTGGTGGCATTGATAGCACAAACATTGAAGAGGTTTTCGACGATGTGCTTATGGATCTCACACTGAAGGGCGACCGACCGAGTGTGATCCTGACTGGCCGTAACATCTACCGCATGTATCGTCAAGCAGTGCGAGACAAGATGACTATTCCGCTGTCAGAGGGTAAGGCTGGCAAGCGGATGTTCGATCTTGGCTTCGAGGGCTGTATGCACAACGGTATCCCGTTGATGTATGACGAAGACTGCCCCGTGACGTATGCATACTTCATCAACGACAAGTTCCTGCGCCTCCACATGCTGCGTGGCGTGAACATGAAGGTTAAGGAACTGGTCGCACCGTGGAACGTGGATGCAGTCGGCAGCCGCGTAGTGTGGCAGGGACAGTGGTGTCTGTGGCGGGCATTCCGTACTCATGCTGTGGTTACAAACTAGGAGCGTGTGATGAGCGGAACAGACGATCGTAAGGCTGAACTCGAAGCACAGCGTGAAGCAGACGAAGCTGCACACAAGGTAGCATTGGAAGTTGCAGCGAAGCAGGCTGAGGCTGAGGCTGAGCAGCAACATGGTGCAGGGTATGACGATACACTGCCTGGGCAGACTGAGATTGTAGCGGGTAGTCCTGAGCACGAAGCACTGCTGAGAGCTAACCCGAATGCATCTTCGTATGGTCCAGAAGTGAATGTTGTTGTTGCTCCTGTGCCTGTAGAGCCGGAACCGGAACCTGAGCCTGAAGCACAACCAGAGGAAGACACTGACAGATACGGACGTAACTGATGGCGACAAGCTCACTAGACTTCAAGCCTGCATTCCAGTCTGAGCGTGTGGCTGGTAAATTCACTCGCATGGTTATGCACATCGAGGAGGATGTGCGTGCAGTTGGTCCGCTTGGCAACAAACAGGTGATCACACGCAAGTTGGTTCCTAAGTTGGAAGAGTTCACCGATGGCTACATGGTGTACTTTCCACAGGGACACAGTATCTTCGTTGCTGCGGACGATGAGGAGCAGTTGAAGCGCATTGGTGTTCTCGAAGTGCCGCGAATGGTGGATATGAACAGTGGAGAAGAAGTGCCTGCTGATGTGGCACTGTCACCGAAGGAGATTGTGGAGCAAGCACAACGCAACAGACCGAGACGAGGTTCAACCGGCGGGTTGACTGAAATCATGGAGGGTAATCTAGATGCCTAACATCATGCCGAACCCGTCGAACTTTCCTCGACGGATCAATATGTATGTCCCGGCTATGGCATACAGTGCAGACGTGAACTTCAACGGTGAGACCCGTGTCAACTTCGGTGCACCGATCGCTGCCGTAGCAACGAGCGTTATGAATGCACAGAGCATTGCAGCAGCGAGCACGTTCTTCGATCTCAGCACCGTCACGGCGACTGCTGATGCTTATGGTCGTAACCTCACTGTTGTGGCGAGCGGCGCGGCAACTAGTAACGTGACGATCTATGGCTGGGACTATCTCGGACAGCCGATGTTCGAGAGCTTCACACTGAATGGTGCAACACCTGTTGTCGGTGGTAAGGCGTTTAAGTCGCTGAACTACGCAACGTGGGGCTTGACTGCTGGCACCACAATCAACGTCGGTTGGGGTTCCAAGTTGGGACTGCCTTACAAGGCAATTCGGTGTGCGTATGAGATCGCTAACGCTGCACTTGCTGCTGCTGGCACGTTGCAGGCACCTAGCACGACTGATCCTGCGACCGGCACTACGACCGATCCGCGTGGCATGTATACGACTACAACTGCGATGAATGGGACGAACATCATCAGTGCTGTATTCAACATGATGAATGATGTGAACACCAGTAACCGCGGTGGATTGCACGGTATTCAGCATCTCGCGGCTTAGTGCTGAATGTTGGATGGTGTAGATCGCATTGTTCTGGGGCGGTCTACACCATTCTTCTGTTTAGGAGATAGCACGTGCTGCTGGTCATTCTCATCGTTATTGTGGTGATCCTACTTCTCGGTGGTGGGTATCGATACAGGACAGGCGGTTACGCCGATCCATTGTTCATCATCCTCATCATTGTTCTGCTGCTCGTGCTGTTCGGCGGATTTGGTTCACATCTTGGCCTTTACCGTTGGTAGGAAGCGATGCCAGCAGTCGTTAGAGACATAGTGAATGCTGTCATCAATGAACTGTCACAGGTTCCTGGTGTAGCTACACAGATTTACGCATCAGGCAGGATACTGCAACATGTGCAGGATGCACTGTTGCTTGAACTTGAGGAGATGTGGTGGCCTGACTACATGACCTACATTGGTCCTGTAGCACTGGATGGCACGACTGGTAGTCTGGCTGCTGATCTCGTTGGTCCACTGGCAACCATACGCGAGTATGGCGATATTGCTGCGGTGTATCCGTCCAGCAGCAATCGTAAGCTACGCGAGTTGCCACAGAGCATCAATCCTCTCACACTCACGAGTGGATTGAGCACATACTATATCGCACCTGACTTCACTGTAGTAGGTCGTCCGTTCAAGGTGTATCCACCTGACAGCACAATCAGTGTTGTGGTGTGGGCACGCCAACGGCCTCTGCTGCCTCTCGCACTGACTGACAACGTGTATATCGATCAACTGCTGTTGCAGTATGACGCATGTTGGATGTATGCAGTCGATGATGGCACGATACCTGCACAGGTCAATAAGTTTCAGGTGTTGGCACAGAATAGAAGGAAGAAGATGGTAGCCGGGTTCAGTCAGCATCCGTTGGCGCTTGATCCTCGCTACCCAGGTGAGATCGACGCGGATACGAGTTACTTCATACTGGATACGGACCCTCTTGCGTGACGACTTCGTTCACACGTGGTGAAAATCCACTTCGTGCGGATAAACTGAATACGGCGCTAGGCGAGCGTATACTGCGGACTGGCGACACAATGTCTGGTCCGCTGATACTGAATGCTGATCCGACTTCTACGTTTGGTGCTGCGACTAAGCAGTATGTGGATGCACACGTAAGCAGTGGCGGTGGTAGTGGAACGTCAACCAGTGGCGTATTCGTCACTGGTCAGACGGCTACGATACTGACTGATGACAGGACTGGTCTGCTGATCCCTGGCTACGTGTATCCAAACAACCCGTATACTGACGCAGCATTCCTGAATCTGCTGGATATGATACGCAGGTATCACGACGTACCTGTGATCTACGTGATCAATCCGTCAAGTGGTCCTGGCACGGTGCTGGACGGTAACTACGCTGCTGCGATCAGGGTGTTGCGTGGTGCTGGTGCAGCAGTGATCGGTTACGTGTCTACACAGTATGCTGCACGTGACCCTGTAGCAGTCAAGCATGATGTGGTCACGTGGCAGACACTGTATGCAGCTACACCGATCGATGGTATCTTCTTCGATGAGATGCCATACGATTTGGGTGTTGGTAATGCGAACGTCACGCTGTATCAGGACTACTGTACGTATGTGCATGAGAGAGACCTACAGATCGTAGTCGGTAATCCTGGCACAGTCCAACAGGGGACATGGTATAAGGTCGATCCACCAACCGCAGATATCATTGTGACGTGGGAGAACTCTGCGTATCCCAACGAGAGTGATCTGTATCTCAACTTCACACCTGATGGTCACGTAGACTACTCGTGGAAACGTAATTCGGTTATGGTGTATGGGCAGCCGTTCAATGCTGCGAAGTTCACCATGATGAAGAAACACGTTAAGTGGGTATGGGCTACAGACGACGTGCTGCCTAATCCGTATGATACGTTTCCACCATACATGGAGTCTGTGTTCGCTGCGTGTCGCTTGAGGTCGTATGCACGTATGCAAATGGAGTGGCCGTCTGGTTCGGTGGTTGCGAACGGGACGCTCTACTTTACGTATGACGCTCCGTATAGCGGCATGATCAACAGCATGACACACTTCTGCAACACGGGTAGTTTTACTGCTAACGTACAGATCAATGGTGTGAGCGTGACAGGATTAGGTGCAGTCGCACCAACAGGAGTTGCAACAACTACGACAGCTACAGCGTTGAATACATTCGTTGCCGGTCAGCGGATCGGTGTTGTGATCACAGGTGCAGCAGGTTCACCGACTGAT